TTATCTCTATTCGAACCATATACATCATAAGTTACATCATGAAGTTTATCGCCCGGATCCATTCCATATGCTTCTTCAACGGCGGTGTCGATTCCTTCCGACTCAGACAAACCAACCTTTACAACCTTAGATTCTCCAGAAGGGCCGGCAACATTATCGCCGACTTCTAGTTTTCCGTGTGGATCTTTTGCATAAGAATCAAGATATGCTTTACGACCATCTTCCCAGGCTTGGTGCTTTACTGTGCCTTTACGATGTGGGTTCTTTAGTTGGGCAACATATGACTCTGTCAGTACATGACCTTGGTTCTTCTCGATATCATAAACACCGAAAGATCGATCAATCCCCGGAACTTCTGCAGAAATATGTTTTCCGTTCTCTTTAGATACGAATCTTATTTTGCCGGAATGTTCTGGGTATGTTTTATGGATTTCATGTTTCCAAGCATCAATTGCATCGACATCTTCATTTAGTTGCCCTTTGAGGTGAGCTAGAAGAACACCTTTATGTTCCCAATGATGTGCTGGCTTTTCTTGACTACCGATACTACAGACAGCATACTCACCGTCTCCTGTTGGATACACATGGAAATGTGCTGTGTCTCCGGTATCTCGGTTGGTGACAGCTACTCTATCGGTGATTCCATAAGTTCTATCATCGCCGTGTTTTGCCAATTCTAGATGGTCGGATACAGATTCTGGAACGGTTACTTGAGTTACATCAGAGTGCTCAGGAATCCCCGGAATTGGAGCATGAGTTGTAATGATGTACTTGCCGCCGTGAGATGTAGCTAGGCTCTCAACAATGGAATCTAGAGCAGCTTCGGTTAGATCAATTTGCTTCCCTTCTAGGAATGCTTTGATTGATTCGGCCTCTAGAATATTTCTAGAATCTCCCAGCATTTTGTGATAATCAACTAGACATTCCATTGCCCGAGTATAATTTTCATCAAGGCTAAATTCCTTGGCTCTCTCTAGAAATTGTTCTGCAATTTGATTCTTTTCCATAAACATTAACCTTTCTTATTCTTCGGTGTACTGGACATCTCGACCTCAAAGTCAGCTTCTAGGTCGTCTTGATCCTCTGTAGAAAGTCTAAGGATCTTTTCCTTGACATATTCTTCTGTGAAATATTGTCCGACGTACGGTTGGATTCTATCTAGCATATTTAATCTTTGCTCGAAAATCTCGTTCTCTTTCATTTCAGCAAAGTAATTGTCTTGGGCAAAAATATATTTGATTTTAGAACGAATCAAATCCCAATCTTCTGGTAGGATTACCCCTTTTAGAACTAATTGGACTCTTAATAGTTGGTCAAACATATTGCAGAACTGTCTGCGAAGACGATCCACAAACTTTGCAAATTTGACTTCATCTCTAGTAATCTGAGAGTCTCTACCTAGGGAGAATTGCGATTCTGCATTAATTCTAGATGCCGGAACATTCAAAGATTTGAGAAGCTTGTTCAAGAAATATTGAACAGGATCCATACCGATGCCTTGCATTCCTGGCAATGTCGTGATTTCTGTACTACGACCATTACTACGACGCGGGAGCCAATAATCTTCCATCATCGTAAAGTTTTGTCTATCGTCCTTGATAGAACCGGTAGTAGAATCGTATACTACCTTATTGCGATATTTATTCATTACGTCTTGGACGTACTGTTCTGCCTTCGACTTCGGAAGGTCAGCAACATCGATATAGAAAACTCTGCGATCCGGAGCCCTAGTGAGCATGTATATGACGACCGAGTCTTCAAGATACTTCAACATATTTGCTGGTTTAATTGCTTGATGTAGATAGCCAATAACGTTACCATTTTCATCATTCAATCCAGATGGAGTATATGCAATTACATCCGGAGATAGTTTGATTCCGTCGGTTCCGGAAGCAATTCCGGAATCGTTATAGACGAAATATTCGTGAACATCCGTAACAATCTCAACACCACCGGCGTTGCGTTGTTTTGTGATCTCCCGCACTTTCTTGATCTTGCGGGGATCAATCCATCTGATGTCTTTAATGCCTTCGCTGATGGCATTCTCATCAACTACAATATGTCGATAATCCCTACCGTCGATGTACCATTGGCGGAAAATATCATATCCCTTAGAATTAAAATCTAGAAGGGTATAGATGTTTTTAAATTCTTGTTCAATTGCAATCTGGATTGCTTTTGGAATTTCTCGCTTTGCATTCACCAAATCAATTTTAACGATGTCGTCAATATCGGAAATCGTAATTGCGTCGGCAATAATCTCTTCAATCGCATCATTTACTTCTGCAATTTGGGACACTTGTCGATATCTATTAATCTGATCGACTTCAGACTTAGGAACTTGATTAGAGTTAAATGAATATCCGAAAAATCCGGCTCCGGATTGTATCTGTTCTAATGCACCATCTTGAGAATTTGGCGTCACGAATGACGGGTCGTTCTCTGTAGTGTTTCTTATTTCAAAGCCAAAGGGAAGACGGATATTCATTTATTCTCTATTAGTTAATTAAGCGTTGATTCCGCTAGACTCATACCAATCATATACGATAGTTGTTTCAAACAATTCTACCTGATTGTTTGCTTCCCAATCTAGCATGATCGGCGAAACTTGAATTGGAAATGCGTTTACTAGCTTGATTGTTTTGATTGGAGTACCATTACGATCTAGTTGCGTGACTTGCATATCGGTACTGTATAGTGACGGTTGAATAATGCCACCATTTGTATTTAAGTCATTAATTCCGTGCATCCAACGCTCAATTGCGTCTCGAATCACGAAATTTTCGTTATAGATAGTAACGGTCCAAGGAGAAAATATTCGTTCTCCGGCGACGTTTACTGCACGTCCCTGAAAATAAACTGGGATATTTGGAACAACAGATTCCGGTAGAGAAGCTGCTTTACAATGGAACTGTCCTAGAATTGTAGCATCTGTGGATCCTTGAACAAAAGCAGGGAAATTCAGAGTTACGTCGAATGCGTTCGGGCGGACAAGGCCATTTGTTAGCGAAGATTTAAATCCTGCAATATTTGCCATTTGATTAGTATTCCTTTACAAAATCTTAAGATATTTAAGAAGGGGATTTCTCCCCTTCCTTTAATTAGCCGCCGGTATATTCGGAGAAGCTTACACCATATGGAGTAGCAATGAAACTCAATACAATGTTTCTGATTGCTCCAACCGGACGAATATAGATGTTGCCGGCAAATTGTCTCTGGTTGATGACCTCTGCAGTATTCACAGTAGCACCAACATCCACTAGGAAATCATCAATACCGCGACGACCCTTGATGTTGCGAAGATATGGATTTACCATATTTGCGAAGATCTGACGAGTGATAGCATCATTCTGTTCAAAGAGGAAATACTTAGCGGCAGTCGCGATAGATTTCTCAAGGACGATGAATAGTCTACGGACACCAATAGCATCAAATGCGCTTGGTTTAGCTTGACCGGTCTTATCGCCGAATAGAACAGGGCCAGAATCCTTGAATGAGACATACGGATTCACACCAACTTTGAATAGAGTATCTCGCATTGGTTTATCTGGATTTACTGCTAGTTTAATCGTATTCTTGATAGCTCCGCGATTTAGTCCGGCAGCCGTAATCCAAGCATCGTTGGTTGCATCGCAGCGTGCATATAGACCAGCAGAATCTGCGTTGAGTGGTACCCAACGATATGTATCATTGTATTTGTCATACTGATACTTGACTCCGGAATCGACGTGCATATAAGAGCTGTATACTAGCTTGTCTGTGCGATACTTTGCTAATTTATCGGCAGATGCAGAACCATCACCAATAACGAAGCTACCATCATCAGGATCAAAGCAAGATACGAATGCGACACAATCCATACGCTTCTCAGCAACGTTCTGAATAACATGATTTGCAACAATACTAGAAACTTTACCGGTAATTAGTAGGGAGACATCATACTTCTCATCATTACCGAAGAGATCATATGCAGAGATTAGTTCACCATCATTTGCTGCGGTACCATCAACACCACCGATTAGAGAAACAGTCAATGGCTTCTTGAGGTTCTTATATGGACCTACTGCAGCATCTGCACCAAAATCGATCCCGGTAGCAGATAGTAGAGCAGAATCTGGGTGATCCATCCACCAGATATAAGAAGAGCTCTTGAGTGCATTCTTATAAAATCCAGATGTTCCGTCGAATCGAGTTGCGTCCTTGGACTTGAAAATATTATCGAACTTTTCTAGAACGGAGCCAATTCTACCTGAGAACTTACCATCTTCGTCAACAACAACAACATGCATAGAATCTCCAGTTGCACCCATAGCATCGGCTCTTTCAGAGTCAATTGGTGCTCCTTCGAATTCTGCATAGTATTCCCATTTAGCGGTAGCAGTTAGAGCAGAATCAGTTGCTGGGGCAGCGGTTGATAGAACAATAGCAGTTGCGCTTGTTACTTCTTTTACTTGAGATGTAAATGCAACATCGGTCAAAACTACGGTGATCCAATCACCAACAGCAACTTCGTTAGTAAACTGAGTACCTGTGCCAGTAAGGGCAATAGAACCTTGAGTTGTTGCGACGGTACCGGTTAGTGTTCTTGAGAATGTTGCGGCATCTGCAATAGAAACCTTAAGCGAATTTCCTAGAGCGCCCGGATATTTTGCGGCGAATGGACCTACAGAATTCGCACCTTCTTGATAGTTAGCTTCCCAGTCATCCTCATTTTTGATAACGACTGCAGTTCCGCTAGAAACTGCATTTTTCTGAGTCGCAGTACCTGCTCTAACCAACAGAAGATTGCTAGAATAATCTAGGAAATTCTTTGCTGAGAAAAAAGCAGTATAGTTAGATGAATTTGGTTTTCCAAATAGCGATGCTAGAATTCCTTCGTTACTAACTTGAGTCGGTTCCATCACTGGACCCCAGACAAAATCTCCGGCAAATGCTCCGATTGAAGTTGCGATGCTCGGCACAATTGCTGTTAGATCCACTTCATTCCATTGAACGGCCGGACTAATTGAAACAGTTGGCATATTTTATTCCTTTTGAAATTGATTTAGTAAATGCTTACTATGAGTATTTAATCGTTTCTTGTTTTCACTAGATTCGTTTTAACTAGGTATGTCTATATACTCGTTACAACTTTTAGACGACGCTGTGCTTAACTAGGCTGCTTACGTTGGATACTATGCTACCCGAACGCCGATTGGAATGATCCTAGGTCGTCATTGCCGAACCAACGTGTATTTGTTTTGGGTTCTACAAATGATTGAACTTCTGTTTCGTCCCCTCTAGTAACAAACCCGATAGGCAACATTTGATCTTCAACCTCCCTTAACTGAGATTCGATCAACTTCTTTCTTAGAGAAAAGTCAAACAAATCTGCAAATGCTGGGGTTGATGTTAGATATCCAAATATGACCAAACACATCATCAAATCATCATGTTTATTTTCTTCAGCTTTGTATGTTCCCCCAACCCTGACAAACGTAGACATTTCATCGATAATGTTAGCATCGTTGATTTCTAATTGATCATTCTCAATTAGAGTCTTTAACCTATCGCACCCAATAGCTTTTGTTCTTTTTGTTGTTCTACACCCAGGAGAATATTTCTTACCACCACCCTCTTTGATGTCATCCCTAGAAGACATATAGACATTTTCATATTCTAATTCGTAGTATAGAATATTTGCAACCTCTTCACCCAGATCGTTAGTTTCAATCAACACAAATGCATTATTGTATTTTATTGCAACATTCATTAAAAACTCTGGATATACTAGTGTATTTATAGTATTATCTCTGAATACGCAACTCACTCTATACGGAGATGTTGCTATATCGATCACTGTAAATGTCGAGTAATCTAATCCGGCACCCCTCGAAACATCAACCGTGATTACATAAGAATGTCCTTCTATAGGTTGATAATACTGATACAGTGTCGGTAGCAATACCGTAGGCTGCTTCATAGGAAGGGCAGCGATTTTCTCACCAGCAATGAGAGTATAACTAGATCCCTGGAATACGCAAGTGATTTCCTGGGCATATTTTACTGGACCTAGTTTAGCAAGCATGTCATCTGCCCATGCCTGATTCCGCAAAGGATGTTCTGTCCAATGTCCCGTAACAGGAACGAATCCATTCAATCCTTGTTCTGCTTCATTCCATAATCTATAGAAATGATTCATACCCTTTGGGGTAGAAACAATAATCAACTTAGATGATTCTGATGAAGATAGAGTTGGAAATACGGAAGCGACGAATTCTTCAGCAAGGGTCGGTGAAAGGAAGGCAAACTCATCCAAGAAAACAATATTACACGAGAGGCCGCGAATTGCGCTGGGTGAGCTTGCAGCACAGAAGCATCTTGTCTTATTTTCTAGCTGGAACGACGTCTTGTTCCATTCTATAACTCCCTGTTTTAACCACCAAGGAAGTTCCTCAAACATAAATTGTACTCTAGAAAAGATTTCTCTAGAAATTGCCAGTTTATTTGCTAGGATAGCTACTAGTTTGTTCTCATTGAAGTTGCAATACCAACAGAAATATGCTGCAGCAATTGCAGATTTACCTGCCTGTCGAAATAGCTTCGCAATCGTATTTCTATTATTGTGTATTGCTTCAATCATCCTCTTCTGATATGGGAAGAGTTTCATTTGAACAATGCCTTTATCTAGAGACAATACTTTAACATAGTTCTCGATAAAGTATATCGGGTCTCTTTGGCATCTTGCATATTCAAGGGTTTGTTCTCTCGTAAACTCGACAGATACCCCCGCAGCCTTCAAGTTCTTATTGTTAGCAAAATACACATTTTGATGCGGCAACATTAACAATTTCCTAGTGATAATTATGTCTTTTGTCAATTTCGACAAAATGAACTAAACGTTTCAACGAGGATGCCTTTGGTGATGAAACTTCCATTGGTCTTACTACCTCTCGGCGTCTGTAATCGGATAATTCTTCCGATGTGAATTGATAAAGATCGCGAAGACCTTCATCAAGAATATTTTTCGCAGCATTGATGTCTCGATCGTGCGAAGTAGAACAAGAGGGACATTTCCATTCGGCCTGCCCTCTTTTTAGATTTACATTCTTGTATCCACAACAATTACAAGTCTTGGAAGAAGGATACCATCTGTTGATTTGATGGAAAGTTCTTCCGTGCCAATTTGACTTATAAGAAATCATTGATACTAAGGATGCGAACCCGGCATACGATATCGATTTACCCATACTAGATTTCATCCCCGCGACATTGAGATTTTCCATACAGATATGGTCG